CTGGAAGCGCACGCCGGGCATTTCCCAGAACGGCAGCGCGGTTGCGAGCGCCGAGCCCGTGGGGAAGATCGGCGCGCCGCCGCCTGATGGTGCAGAATAGTTCGGCACGACCTTGCGGGCGCGCAGGCAGTCGGCGGGGTAGGCGTATTCGTACGACCAGCCGGGCGGCGGGTAAGCGTTCGACCACACGCCCGAGGTGGGAAAAGCCGGCGTCTCGACGGTGCCGGGTGCCGACTTCAGCAGCGCCAGCGTCGCGGTCGCGGTGCAGAAATTCCACGGCGCGGCGCGGATGCACTCCTGCCGCGCGGCGTCGTAGACGAGGCTGGCGTTGTTCGACTCGTTGCTGCCTTCGTCCATGCTGGCGATGGTCGAGCGGGTGCCGAGGGCTTGCAGGGCGCGGTTGGTTATGTCAACGCGTGAGGTCAAATCAATAGTCCATGTACCAGGACGTATTCGCCGTTCTGTAGTGCCAGGCGTGCCCCTGCGTCGTGCCGCAGGTTGTGCTCGTGCCCTTCATCGACTGCCCCGCGTTCGGCGACACGGTGAGCGTCGTAACTGCGGTGCCGCATTGTAATTGGACTGGTTGGCCGTCAATCGGCGCGGGCGGCATCGTCAGAGCAAAGGTCGCATTGACCCCATCGAGGACGACGCGCGATTGGTTGCTGCCAACTGTGCTTGATGCGCCGGACGCTACCACCAACTCCGACTGGTCGGCGAGCGGCAAGGACAACTGCGATTGTCCGTTGGACGTGAAGGCCGCATTCTGGTTGGTGGCGTTCAGCAGTTGCAAAGCGCCGGTGTCGTTTGTGGCGCTGCTGCCGAACATCTTTGCCACGGCGTTCGTACCGTTGTTTATATAGAAACCGTCGAACTGCTTGGCCGACCGGACAGTAACGGAACCCGGCATGCTGGCGCTGCCGGTCCCGTTGAAGATGCTGGTAGCCGAATTGCTGACCGCTACAATCGACTCGTCGCCGGCATCGAACCGCGTCACGGCATCGGCGTAGAATTTGCCCGTGTTCCCGGCCACGAAGTTGATGTTGTTCAGCGCGCGTGTCGTGCCGCCGGTCGGAATGCTGGCCGGATCATCAAACCGGCAGGACGCGCAATAGACGCTGCCCGTGTTCGTGGCCGAGTATCGGATGTTGCTCCACGTGTTGTTCGCCGCAGTGCTCGGCCAGCGAAAGCGCGTCATCGAGAAGTCTACCGGCTGGCCCCCCGCGTTGTTGACGAACACGCCGTTCGTCCCGGTCTCGTCGATGAAACAGGACACGCACGAGAAGTCGGAACCGAACAGGTTGATATCGTTACCGGCCGCGACAAACAGGTCCGTGAACATGAACCGGACGTTGATGCAGCCGGACAACAGGATGTTGTCGCCGCCCGCGCCATAGATTGGGCCTCCGATCCACTTGAAGTCTGTGCCGCTGTTGCAGTTGAGCCCGTCGCCGCCGGGGTAGGAGCATTCGGTGTCATAGGCGCGGACCAGCATCCGACCGGAACCGCCGCCCGAGAGGTCATGATGAACGCAATCGCCCGGAACGCTGTTGATTTGGACGTGCTGGAGAATGACGCGCTGGGTCGAGAGCGTGGGGGATAGCGAGCCGTTGAGCGCAAACCCGTGCGCCACACCTTGCCCCGGCACGTCTGCCCGCGCCGAGCTCATCACCTGGAGATCGGCGATATACACGTCCGCCATGGCGCTGGTATCGGTCCAGTCGGCGGCGGTGATCTGGGCGCTGAATGCTGGCGACGTGGAACCGGAAGCCAGCGCAATGATGGTGTTCTTCTGGCCGGCGCCCCGGATGACGACCGGGGCGTGGATGACAACGCCAGTGATCTTGCACTTGTGGCTCGCGCCGCCGCCGGGGAGTACGAGCGCGCGGGCTGTGTGGTTGGCGTCTGCCGCGACGATCGCCGCCTGGAGTGCCGCTGTGTCGTCAGTGCCGTCGTTGCCCGTGGTGCTGTTGCACTTCATGCCCCCAGCGTATTGCGGGTCGGTGGCGTCGATCGCCGAGCGCGTGCTTATCGAGCCAACTGTCTGCGCCCACGCCGGCGCGCAGCACAGCAGCAGCGCGGGAAGCGCGGCTAGACGACGCACAGAAAATCCCCGTTTCGCCAGAGCGCGCCAGGCGGCAGCCCGGCCGGAGAAGTCGGCAATCCAGGGAACGGGCCGCTATAGGCCAGGATGAGCGACGCAAGCTGCGCCGTGGTTATGCTGGTCGCGTAGGCTGAACCCACATCTATGCGGATCAGTTCGGTGCCGTCGAGCGGCTGCGTCCACAACTCGGGCGGGAAGACAAAGCCGGCGGGGGGAAGGCTCATTGGAGCGCCACCGTTCCCGTCTTCCAGTAGTTCGAGATCGTGTTGCCAGGGCCGCCGATGTTGGCACCACCACAGGCAAACGCCGCGTAGGTTGTCGGTGTGAACGTCGCGAGGTCAGTCACCATTTCCGGCGTCTGATCGTAGGCCCACACGAGCAGGCCAAATCCAGCCGTTTTCACCGCATTCAACAGATTCGTGACATACGTTGCGGTATCGGTGGAACACGAAAGTTGCGAGGCCATATTCCATTCGCCGATCTGGACCGGCTGTGAACCGGACAGGCTCGACCAATTCGTAACCCAGGTTGCAGGGTCAGGCAGGTAAAGGTGGATCGAGTAAATGATGGCTCGACGGGGGTCGGCGAGGCCCGACTTGTTTGACAGGTTGAGCGTATTGCCCGTTTCGGTTCTCCCAGTAGATAGTGAATGCGTGGTCGGAAGCAGAGTCAGAGTGCAACCTGAGCCGTGGCCGCCGGTCGTTGCCGCTGGGCTTGGTGGGAGATAGAATGCGCCCGGATAATAGGACCCTTTGTTTTTAAGGGTCACAGTCACGCAGCCACCGCCGCCATCGATCGTGGCTACGGAGTACGTAGCGGCATACCCGTAGACGCCTCCCACGGCGGTCAGCACATCACCGACGACGTATCCGCTGCCAGCCACCGCCGGTGTTGCGCCCGTCATGTAAAAAGCGTCAATCATCGCCTCGACGACAACAGCGTTGTTCGCCCCCCATGAGCGCAGCATATCCACGATCGGCTGGTGCTGTGCCTGCCAGGTCCACCAGGACTGGGGGATGCTGTCCGACTCTGCGAGCGGTTCATTTGCGATGTCAGGCATAACGCCCTGATCGCAGGCAAATAGCGGCATGAGCGCCCGCCACGCTCGCCACGTGACAGGTCCGGGGCCGTCTGGCGTGCCGAGGTTGGCCGTGTCCACGTGCAACCAGAACATGGTCGGCTGCACGACAAAGCCGTTGTCCCGTAAAGTGCTGATTGCAGCTTTGACGTGCGCGAGATAGGCAGCGTCGAACACCGGAGATTGAGGATCAGCGTATGCCTGTTGCACCTGGACGCGCACCATGTCTGCGCCGGTTGCCTTGATATTCGCGATCTCGGCCGGACCCCATGCTACGATAGCCGCCACGAACGCTGGGTCGGTAGCGTTGTAGGCGTTGGTGCCCTGTGCGCCGAGCACCGTGACGCCCTTGGCCTGCCACGGCACGCCATCGCGCAGGATCGCGGCACCGCTCACCGTGATGTTGCCGGTTGCCCTCGATGGTCCCGCGCAATAGGCGTTGGCCGCGCCGCATAGCGCCAGAGACAGCAACGCCGATGTGATCAGTATTCTCATGGCGACGTGCCGAATAAGACGTTTACCGCGACTTCGTTGGCGCCCGTCGCTGTTGCGTCGGCATCAGCAAACCCTGTGGTGATCGTTATGCCGATGCCCTGTCCCACAAAGACGCCACGGTCGAGAGTGAACTGAGTGCATGGCGACGAACCCGCGGCGAGAGCCGGCACAGCGACTGTAAATATCGGCGTGCCGGCTCCGGCGGTGGGCGTGCCATTGGTGTTGTAGAGATGGACATACCTAGCTGCGGCATTCGTGTTGCAGGCGAATACGCCATAAATAAATGCCGGTGTGCCGCTGACCGGCGTGGCATTGGTTCCCGCCGCACTCATTATGCGCACGTTACTGGACGGCGATTTCAGCGAGTGAATCGTCGTCTGCTTCGGGACAAAACGCCCAACTGCGGTGACATTAATCGTGCCGGATGTTACCGGATTGGCGTTGATACGAAAGTATAGCGCCTGCACCGAGCATGTGACGGCGCTGCTCGCGGTTGACGAAAGGACTGAAGCGGACAGTGAGATATTGGCGTTGGCATTATCGGTCAGGCAGCGAGTAGTCGTCCATGGTCCGGTATTGGTCGGCCCCTCCTGGTACGTCAGCGTGCCGACGCCGGATGAGAAGTCCGGGGTGATTTCGATGGAGCCGAAGCCGGTCGTCGCGAAGGTGAGAGTCTGGCCTCCCGTCGTAAATGCCGCGGTATAGGTCTGATCGCCGCCCACATCGGCATCAGGGGGCGTGAGGGTCCAAGGGCCTTGTTGAAGCACCGCTACGGAATTCGGACCCGCGGCCGGCGTATTGAAGTTCGGCCCCTGCGCCAGCGCAGGCGCGGCCAGCGCCAGCAGCAGCGCGAGGACGATGCGTATCATCGCGACAGGCCGCCCGACCACATAAAGTCGGACGATTGCGAAATGCGGTAGTTCACCGTGCCGGACGTGTACGCCGTACAATTCAGCCGATACCCGACCGTATGCTCCACCTCGGTCCAAGTCCCGGAGAACGGCACCGTCCAAGCGAGCACGGCGCCGGCCGTGTTGCCGCTCACCGGCAGCCATGTGGTGCCGCCGTCGAAAGTGCGCTCCAACTGCGCGCTCCCGACGAACGTGCCCCACAGCGACACGTTGAACGAACCGTACGCGATCGCGGCCGGGCTTTGTCCGGTAGCGCCGAACGTACCCGCGATCAGCAGGCCGCCCGTTACGGCGGAGTCTGCGCCGCCGTTGATTGGCTGGCCCATGCGTTGCTCCTCAGTTGCCCGTCGCCTGTTCCTCGCTCCAGGTGAACCGCACCGAGAACAGGATGCCGCCCGGCAGTGCGGCGCCGTTGCCGTTCAACGCGATCTGCTGCGCCGCCGTGCGCAACACCGGCGCCTTGTCGTTCTGCACGCCGAATTCCCACACCAGCGGATAGGACGAGCCGGCGCCGGCCAGGATCGGCCCGCATGCACGCCCCGCCGCGATGATGCCCAGCGACGTGCCGGGGGTCGGCGCGACGGTGTAGGCGGCCAATGCGCACGCTGCCGCGGCATCAGCCGGATCAGCCGACACCGCGACCGGCACCGTAGCTGTGCCGCCGGTGTTCGCTATCGAGTTGAAGCGCAGCGCCAGCTCCATTGCCGCCGCCGCGGTCGCGCCGATCCACACCTCGACCATCAGCAGCCGCGCCACGACAAGCGGCGAGCCGGTGAGGGTAAAGAAGTCCTGCGGCGTGGCCGGCGGTGCAAGTGCAAGAATGCCGCCGCGATAGGTCGGCTTGCGGCCCTCGATGTCGGCGTACTGCTGGCCGTAGGTATTGACGCCGCCGACGCCGGGACCGCCGGCCGCGTCGGTCAGGAACGTGTAGCCCGGCGGGACATACCGCTGTGAAGATGGCAGCGCCATGTTATGCAGCCCTCCGGTTAGCCTGCGCGGGTGGGGCGAGCGATGCCACGAGCTGCGCGAGCTTGGTCATTGCGTCGGTGAGCGCGTCCATGCGCCCATCGTTCGGCGCAGCAGACGGAGCGACGGGCTTCCCCGCCGCCTCCGCCGCCATGCGTTCGAGCATCGCCAGCGTGGCGGTCTCGAACGTAGCGGCAACCATCGGATCGCGGCCGAGCGGCAGCGAGCGCGTGGGATCTAGCGATGCGTTCGGTCGGAGCTTCCAATACGCCGCGGCCTTTTCCTTAGCAGGGTCGTCGAGCGGTTCGAGGTGTGGACCGAAGACGATGTGATCGCCTTCGATCTCAGTCTCGAACGGGAGCAGTTCGTTGATCTGCGCTCGCACGCCATAGGCACGGGCCGCGGCCTGGTCGGCGCCGAGTTCCAGACGCACGATTGTCGGATCACGGGCCATGTATGCACCGTTTTCCGCGATGATTTTGTACTTCATCGCGCTACGCCCCCGCCGGCCACGTGAAGCCCGGCTTCATCAGCGTAGGCTTCTCGGCATCGATGACGATCCCTGCCCAGATAGAGCCGGCGGTCATCGTCGCCGAGCAGGTGTAGAGCAGCTGCAAGAATCTCGGCAGCACGATCGGCCCGGTGAACGATGCCGGCGCCAGCGTCGCCGACGTTGCAGCGGCGGTGGACAGCACGAGCGACGTGGTGCCGCCGCCGGTCACAACCGTGGTGCCCGGAACCACGTTCGGCGAGTTGACCTGCATCCCGTCGAGGATGCCGGTGCCGGATGCGACGGTTGCCGCGGTGCTTGTCGCCGCGGTGGTCATTGTCGTGTTGACCACGGGCAGCGGCATTTCCGAGAGGATCGTCAGATCCTGCTTGTATGGCCGGTTGCCGACGCCGAGCTGGCCGAGCGGAATCGGCGGCGTGGTGTCGATCGTCTGGAACGTGCCGGCGACGCCGCCGTTGTCCGGGGCGGCCTGCAACGCGATCGTCAGCGTCGCCGTGGGCGTGGCCGACGCGAATGACGTCATGCAGTGCGCGACGAGCACCGGCGACGGATAGTCGAGGATGCCGATGTCGCGTGCGTTAGGCCCGATGTCGATCGAGTTCGTCGATACCGCGCCGGTGGTGGTGATTGCCTGTCCCGAGGTGCCAAGCTGCGCACCGCTGAAGACCAACTGACCATCAGTTATCATTATACGATCCTCGCTTCGGTGCTCAAAACCTGGTCCACGGTTCGGAACGGCAGACCGCAATAACTGAGGATGGGTTTACCATCCACGTTATCGTAATTGAGCAGCAGGTTAGGCTTGCTGTGAACCTGGATGCGGAGCCACGTCCGCACGATCCGGTTGGCATACAGCACCGACCGATCGCCCGTCGCCACGGTGCCGCTTGGCGTGGTAACGCTGGTCGTGGATGCTGCGGACGACATCAGCCGTGGCGGACGCTCCAGCATGCGGTCCAGCGCGTTGATGATGTTCGGCGCCTGCGTGCCGGAGAGCGTCGTCACGTCGATGTTTCCCGCGCGTACCTGGAAACGCCAATCGGCGATGAACAGGCCGGCTTCCCATTTGAAGTGCGAGCGATACGCCTGATACCAGCCGAGCGATGCGTCCTGTACCGGCCACTCGCCCATGTCCACATGCTGCACGCCGGCTTTCTTGCCCTTGGGGAAAATGCCGTGGCATGTGTCCTGCGACCATGACGTGAGCCACAGCGATGTGTTGGTCGAGCCCACGCCGCCCATGTCGAGCACGTTGTTTGCCGTTTGCGCGTTCGCCAGCGTCACCGTCGAGTAGTACGGCGCAAGCCCGGTGAACGTGGCCGGCGCGGTCGGGGCATAACCATAGAACAGCAGCCCGGCCATGTACTGCGACATGCCCTCGAAGAAGCCCTTGTCCTGATTGAGCCGGAAGCCAGCGGTGTTGCCGTTGAGGTCCGCGAGATCCTTGTCGATCAGCGAGTACGCCTCGAAGTTGCCGCAGGTCGCGGAGATTACTGCGGACGTCGCCTTCGCGTTCGGCACGCCCACATTCATCGGGCGCGGAGTGGGCGATGGCAGCGACGTGCGAACCGTGCCGCGATGGCCGGTCACAAGGTTGCCTTCAAGCCACACCATGTCGTCGAGGATTTCGTTTGCCTGCGACAGCAAATCGATGATGACGGGGGTCCTCCCGTCCGGGTCCTGCTCCTGCGCCCAATCCGCGAGCGTGTAGGAGGTTGCGCCAAGTACTGCCATTGAGTGTTAGCCTATCGGTTGCCCGGTCCTTGCTGACCGGAGGCCGCGCCGTTTGGCTGGCCCATTGTGGGATACATGAGCGCAGCGCGATCGACCGGGCCGCGCGCCGGGGAGCCGGATACAAATCCGCCCTCGGTATGCGCCGCTGCGATCTTCGCGATGGCTCGCACGATTGCGGGGTTGTTGCCCGCGCCGGTCAGCAGGAGAGCCTCGTTGAGGGCCTTGCGTTCCGGTGTGTTGATGTGCCCGACGTAATCGTCGAACAGTTTCGCGACGGTCACTTTCATGCCGTCGAACTTCGCGCCGCCGATTGCCGGATCGGCCTTGATCTCGGCAGCCCACTTGTCGTTGGTATCGACCCAGTTCTGCCAGGTCGCCTCACCGGCCGCCTTCGCATCGGCCGCCATGCGCTCGCCGACCGCCGTCACCAGCGCCTGCGCCTGGTCCTGCGGCAGCCCCAGTTTCGACGCGGCATCGGCGAACGTGGTGAATGCCGCCGAGTCCTTGGTGATGCCGTCCGGCAGTGTGAAATCGGTGTAGACGGTGGGGGTAATGGGAACATCGCCGGCAGGCTTTGCGGGGTCGGCTGCGGCTGGTGCTGCGGGATCGACAACCGGGGCGTCGCCGATCAGCGGCGTGCCGAGCGCGGGTAGCGTGGCAGCGGCCGCTGGCGTCGCGGCCGGTGTCGTGCTGGGGACGGCTGGCGTGGCTTCAGGCGCAGCCGTGGTGGCCGGCGCTGGTGCGTCGGTTGTCGTTCCAGACATCAGTATCTCCGGTGATGCGCGGGCGTCAGTCGCCCGGCGCGTTTTCCTTCAGCATCGTGACATATTGATCCGGCGCGCACCGCAGTAGGTCGTTGGTGATCGACTGCACCCACTCCCGATGCGCCGCATTCCGCGCGAGTTGCAGCGCGTCCATCGGCGAGCCGGGGGGAAAATCATGTGCCCGGAACGCACCGGCCGCCGCAAGCCAGCGATAGAGCACCGCCCGCACGTCCGCGACCAACATCATCTCGTGCAGCGTGTTGAGGTAGGCACGTTCGGCGAGCCGCTGCTTGCGGCGCGCTGCGATTGCGGCGTCGAAATCTGATGCGTCGGCGTGCGTCTCGCGATCTTCAGGTTGCAGCGGCGCAAGGCCGTGCATCTGCCGTGCTTCGGCGAGCCATGGCGGGTCGGGTTCGGGTTCGTCGCTCATTCCGGCGGATCGGGTAGCGGCATCCAATGCGTTACGATAGACCCTGACCGCGAGCGAAGGTTGCCGATCGGATCATCCGGCGATTTGCCTGACCAGCGCGCGATGTCCCATCGGTATTCCGGCGCTGGGCTCCATGGACCGCGATCCATTACGCGCGCTAGGAACTCGGTCCCGTCGCGCGGCGCGGTCTCTCTTGGTTGCATGCTCATCGCAACAACGGGCGCCCCAGCGGCACGATGCCGAGTAGCAGGTTGACCACGATCAGCAAGAGGATCAGCAGCAGCACCAGCTGGATGATCAGCGGGAATGGTGGCGGAAGCGGCAATAGCGTGATGATGTAGTACACGATCGCGAAGACGATCAGGATGACCAGCAACTCGATCAGCAACGAGATCACCGCGTCAGACCGGCGCGAAGTTGATCGGCTTCACCGCGAACGCGCCATCGGCCGGCGCCAGCGGATCGTCCGGCGCATCCTTCGCGGGCTTCTCCGGCTTGACCGTGGCCGGGATGTTCACCTGCACCGGCCCGCGGTGATGCGTCATGCCGTGCAGCGCCGCGACCAGCTTCGTCTTCACTTCGCCGGGCACGTCATGCAGCGTCTTCTCGACGTAGGTTGCCGCGTGGTAGCGATCTTGCGCGTGGAACTCGACCGGCGCTGGTGCGTCGGCCTTGGTGTCGGTTTTGCCTTTGCTCGTGTCGCTCATTGTGGTGCTCCTGGTTGCTGTCCGCCGCCGCCGCCCATGCCTAACATGGCATCGAGCGCAGTGCCTCCCTGTCCCACTGGCGTTTGCGAGAGCGTCTGCGCCCCCTGTACTCCCGCCGCCGTCACCTGCGCCATCTGCTGCTGCTGCTGCGCCTGCGCGCGCTGCTGCCTGATCTGCGCCACCGCATCGCTGGCGCGGATCACCTTGGCCGATACGCCCATCTGATCGGCGTATTCCTCGATCATCTCGTCGATGTCGATGTTGTCCATGGCGCTCGGATCAACCGCATTCAGCCGGCCGACAAAGCCAGCGACCTGCTCGATCGCGCCGGTGCTCGCCGCGCGCTGAACCTGCGCCAGTATCGACTCGTATTGCACCACAAGCGCGATGCCGTGGATCTCCGGCGGGGCCGGCGGGATCAGCCCGCGCCGGTTCATAATCGCAAACACGCGGTCGAGGTCGGGGCCGAGCGACTCGCGCTGGTTGCGCTCGATGACCGGCCCCAACTCCATCATCTGTTCCGCCTTGCGCTCGGCCACCTCATACGCGGTCTGCACCTTGTCCATGCTTTCCAGCATCTTGAATACGCGCACGAAATAACAATCCTCGATCTGCTGACGAACATCCTGGATATCCTCCATCATGTCGTGCAGATCGATCTTCACCTCGTAGACCGGCGCGATGCCGGAATTCGCCGCGCTCATGTCGGTGACATAGGTCACGCCGCCGGGGATCGTCACCGCCGGCTCGTTCTTCATGTTCACGTGCGCCTTGAGCGGCGGATTCACGTTCTTGTCGATGCCCTGCGCTTTTCTCCGCTGTTCAAGCTGGAGCTGCTTAATGAGCCCGAGCGCGTTCATGCCGGGGCAGTCGGTGCCGTATGCGTCGTTGCCGGAGAGGCCCCAGCGCGGACACGAAAACGGCTGCTCATGGTAGCCGCGCAGCCGGAGCACCTTGTTGCCGACGCTGCCCGATTCCCAGTACGTCTCGCGCCACTTGAAGCGCGACGGCAGGAGACGCCCGGCCCACTCATCCTCGTTTGGCTCGATCAGGTGGTTGACCCGGATCTCCTGCGCCAGCGACGCGCCGCCCTGCTTGAACATGCGCGATACATTGTCGCTCACGTTGTCGGCGCCGAACTCTTGCACGAGCTGCGTCACGGTCTGCACGTACTCGCGCGCCATTCCGCCAACCGCCCGTCGCGCATCGCTCCATACGAAATACTCGCCCGCGCACGGCACGTAGCAACGAATAATGTCGGCGTCGTCCTCGTTTATCATCATCGGCGAGGTCGCGAAGTCGGAGAGGTCCGCATACTGCTGGTGCTTGCTGGTGTAGTAGTTGGAATTCTGCAAAACACGCATCACGCGCTTGACTACTTCGTCCAGCCACAGCTTCACCGGCGTTCCGTCCGCCGCGTCGAAGTCCGGGACCTGGAACTTGAACCATGGGCGCGCGGGCGATGCCTGCCCGGCGTAGAGACCGGCAGAACAGATGTTCGATGCCTTGGTGCCGGTCGGGTCGATGATGTTCTGGTTCATCGGCGCGCCGCGCGATAGCTCGTTTGGCGTCGCGAGCCACACATAGCGGCGCGGGCGCGTGTACGTCGCGATCTCGCGCCAGTGTATCCAGAACGAATACCGCTTGGTGCGTTCGGCGGTGAGCCGCCCGTCAAGGTGCTGCCTAAGCTTCTGCACCGCGGCGCCCATGGTCTGCGCCTCGGAATAGCCGGGGTCGGCGGCGGTCGCGGATTGCGGCTGGCGTGCCATCAGTCGGGCAGCACGTTCGGCACTTCGCGCCACTCGGTCTCTAGCCCGCGCTCGAATAGTTGCTGCAACCGGGGCGCGCCATTAATGCCATCCGGCCAATACCAACGGAGCTGCGGCGTTGGCTTCCAGTAGCTTTCCTTGGTGAGCGGCCGGTCGTTCGACATGCTATTGGCCCGTCAACTGCTTGCCCGTGGACGCGCCGGTGCTCGGCACGCCCTGACCGGATGTCAGTATGGTGCCGGCGAGCCCGCGCGCTGCGGCCTGGCTGGCGGCGAACGATGCGCCGGCCGCGGCCACGTCCTTGCTCGACAGCTGCGGAGGCAGCGGGGGCGGGGGTGGGACAGGCGGGGGTGGCGCTGGTGCTTTTGGGCCGCCGATGGCAACCTCCTGTGATATAGGTTTTCGATGTCAGACGAACCGCAGCGCCGAACTGGAATGAGGCTCATCGCCACGCTGCCAGCGGGTGCAAAATGGCGGATGCTTCCAAACGGCAGCGTTGTCGTGATCCCGAGCGGCGACGAACAGCCCTATTTGATTGATCGTCTAGGTAATAGACACACGCTGCCATGGTTGCCGGACCAGCCGCCCGACTAACCGCGTCCTTTCTTCGGATGCGCGGGGTAGAGCCGCTTGGCCTTGTCCGCCGCGGCAAAGTCCTTGCCGACCTTGACCGGAATTCCGACCTTGCTTGCGAACGCCGGATTGTGTGCTACCGCCAACATGGTCCGGTGCTGTTTGGCTGAAACGCTCGGCATCAGCTGCTCATCCTCACCGTGATCGCGTGGCTCATGGCCGAGTGCCGCAGCTGCTCGATCCGATAGCGCAGCCGGTCCATCAGCTCGCATACCTGCGTGCAGACCGCCGACGTACGCACCGTCCACACCGCGCTGCTGGCGTTGTGCACCAGCGCGACGACGGCGCACCAGCGCGTGTCGAGATGCTCCGCGCCGATCGTCTCGGCGGCGTCGGACGCATTGCGCAGCGCCTCGGCGAGGTCCGAGCGCGCGGTCGGCAGCATGATGACGCACACCGCGTCGTTGGGTTTGTCCAGCATCCGGCCGAGCCGCGTCGCGTGTACCTTGGCGCGGCTCAGGTGCGCGTGGCAGGCGTCGAGGGCTTCGGTTGCCGTGGACATCAGTAGCCTCGGGGTTGCTGCAAGTTGAATTCGGCGAACGGATCGTATTCTCCGCGCGACTCAGGCTGTGCGATGAACCCGAGCCGTCCCGCGTCGTGCGCGGCGCGGGGCATCACCGGATAGGCGAACGTCAGAGCGAGCGCATCCGCGCAGTCGGGCGATGATAGCCCGCGCAGCTTGATATCGCGTTTACGTTCCAACTGGATTGAGTCGCGGCCATCTTTGACGATGAAGGCGTACTGCGTTCCGGTCATGTCGGCGCGCACCTCGGGATCGTCCGGTATCGAGCCGCCGCCCAGCCACTCGCGCATGTTGCCCCAGATTTCGGCTCTTTTGTTGGCATAGGCTGGCCGCTCCTCCGTCATACTCACCCGGTCGGACTTCGCGCCGAACTGCACTTCGACCACGGCGACATTCAATTGCCGCAGCCGATCGACCACACCGCCGCCGACACCGCCGCCGTCCACGAAGACTGCGTTCGCGTGCCATTCCGTTACGCACTCGGCCACGCGCCCGGCGAGTTGCATCGTGTCCACGCCGCGCATCTTGATCGGCGGTATCGTCCGCGCGTCGCGTCCCTTGCGCGCCCAGATCACGGATTGATCGTCGCCGAACCGCGCGACGTCCACGCCGATGATAAGCGGATCGGTGACCAGCGCCACCGGCTCGCGGTTGCATGCGGCTTCGACCAGATCGGAGCCGATGAACTGCATCGAGCCCGAGCGCGGGAACAGGCCGCGCACGCGGACGCGGACAAAATCGTGATCCTCACCATAAAGCCGCACCCATTCGGCGAACAGCGGCACGTTGGTGCCCGGCACGGTGCGGCTGTCGATCTGCTTGCCGTGCCAGCGGTACTTCTCGCGGCCGAAGCACTCGAAAAAACGTCCGGTCGGCTCGGTCGGATTGCCGATCACAAGCCAGATTATTTCCGTGTTCGCGTCGGTTAACGATCCCTCGCTGGTTGCCCACACCGGATCAGCGATGCCAGACGCCTCCTCGTATAACAGGACTATACGGCGGCTGGCGTTGTGCAGCCCCTGGAATGCGACCAGGTTGTGCTCTGACCAAGTGACTGCATCGCAGCGCCAGTTGCGCTCGTGACCCGGCACGCGGCTTTCGATCGAGAGACCCTGTACCTTGAACATCGCCAGGTTGATCGCGCGGCGAGTCCACTTGACGATTTCGGGCCAAGTGCGCGTGCGTAACTGCTGTTCGGTGTTCGCCGTCACCATCGCGCGGGCGTCAACCATTGTCGAGATGGCCCACCATGCGAGCCACGCCAGCAGCGCCGACTTGCCGGGGCCGTGGCCGCTTGCGATGGCCTTCAGCACCGGCATCATCGCCGCGCCCGGTTCGTAGCCGGCGTTCAGGCGCTCGCCGATGTCGCGCAACACGTCGGCCTGCCACTCGCGCGGGCCGACGATGCCTTCCAGCTCGCCCGGCTCGCCCCATGGATAGCACGCACGCACGAAGCCGAGCGGATCGAGTTGATAGTCGGCGAGCATCGCGCCGAATTGTGCGAATTCGTCAGCCAACCGCCTTTTTCCGTCGCTGTTCCATCATCGCCAGCAGCTTGCCGAAGCCGAGGTCCACAGCGCCGCTTACCTCAACCGTTTCCTTCCACCCCATGCGCGCCTGCGTCCACCATTGCGCCGCGCGGACCTCCGGCTTGATCTCGGATTGCGCGTGGTACTGCACGCCGCCGATGACCTGCGCCGGACGTGCGCGCTGGCCGACCGCCATTTTGTGCAGCGACGCGATTACCGCCGCGTTCGCCTCTCCGGCGCCGGTGGCAATCTCCCGCTTGAAGTGCTTGCGCAGTGTGCCCTTGGATATCTTGCGGCTCAGGCACTCGCAGATGGCCCATGCCTCGATGCCGCCGGAGACCATCACGCGCACGAGCTGGCGATCCTGGTCCGTCGGCACGAACGGCGGCTGGCCCAGCTTCGGTGGCGCGGCAACGGGCGGCGGTGCGGGCTTGCGTGCGGCGCGGCGGCGAGGTTTCGGCTTGCGGGCCGGCATGCGTCACTCCATGATAGCGGCTGCGGCGCCGTGGATTAGATACCCACTCCCCCCGATCGGGGCCGGATACGCCCTCGCAAGAGCCAACGTGAAAAAGCCGGCGCGCCGCAACCGCGATTATATGAGGCTGCTCGTGAACGTATGGGCGGCAGCAGTCGTGCTCCGGTGCCGCGCGACCAGGCGCCGGATTACCGCCGGCTTCAGGTGCTTCGCCAGCTCGTCGAGGAACGACTCCACGTCCAGCGCATCGCCCGGTTGGCCGACCTTCAGGCTGATCGTCACGGCCGCGCCGCGATACACCACGCCCTCGTAGCCGGCCGGCTTGGGATGCTTCTCATGGTCGAACAGCACGCCGAGCCGCACGCACTCGCGCGTGGCGCGGTCCTTATCGGCGGTCGCGGTGCGCTTGGCCTGCGCCGCTAGGTGGTACGTCAGGGCGCAGGTGTCCTTGGCGCTGATGTTCCGGCGTTTGTTGGTATCGTCCAGTGGCAAAGCCGCGTCTCCTTGCTATGGTCCGGCCAGCAGGGGCCGGCGGAATGGTCCGGCGCGGCGTTCGGGTTGTGCGCCGCAACGGCCTCTGGCGGCTCTTGGGTTGGAGCGACGATGGTGAAGCGTAGACCGATCCCTCACACAATTACGCTCGGCGCGAACCGGCCGGTGATCTTCGTCGAAATGTGGCCCGGCGAGAGTAAAACAGCCGAACCTGGGACCGGCTACGTGCGCACATTTGGCGCGACGGATTGGGTGCGCGCCGCCTGCTACATTGACGAGTTACGACGCGGGCACGTTAGCGGACGGTACTGACTCCCCCGCGCGCTCGGCGGCGATGGCGGCGAACGGGCGGCCGGTGGGTTCGTGGATGGCCTCTTGTCCCGTGAACGATTGCCAGCGCCGGATTGCCACGTCCACGTACTGTGGTGACACCTCGATCGCTACGCACGCGCGGCCGGTCTGCTCGCACGCTATGATGGTCGTGCCACTGCCGGCGAAGGGGTCGGCCACGATACCGCGCGCTGGTGCTCCAATTTCAATCAGACTTATTCCCCACTGGACCGGCTTAGGACATGGATGACCGTCTAGTTCCCGATCCGGCAATATCGGTGCCGTGAACACATCAACGGTCTTGCGGTTGTGCGGCTTTCCATAGAGCAGCGTCGGTTCCCAATTACAAAATCCGATCGGCGAGCGGCCCATAGCTGCCGGTTTGTGCCAGCAGATGACCCAAGCCGGTTGCGGATACGCCATAAGATGCGTCATCCCAGGCGAAATGAGCGCCGCCGGAGCACACGCCAGAACGGCCGGCAGCCATGACGCGATGAATGCCGGATGGTTCTCGCGGTTGTCATCGTGCGACGCGTACTTGAAGCCCAATCCATACGGTGGATCGGTAACAACCGCGTCCACGCCCGCCAGCGTCGGCAGCACGTCCCGGCAGTCCGCTGCGTACAGCCGGTGCCGTCCCAGGATCCACACATCGCCAACGCGCGACACCGCGACCGCCTCCGCCGCCGGCGCATCGTCCGGGTCGGTCTGGCCGTCGGCGGGACCGAGCAGCCGGCCGATCTCCGGCATATCGAAGCCGGTGAGCGCAAGGTCGAAGCCGAGGTCGCGCAGCTCGCCCAATTCGAGGCCGCGCAGTTCGTCGTTCCACCGTCCCTTACGGGCGCTCTCATTGTCCGCCATGACATACGCACGCTTCTGCGCGTCATTGAGATGGCGCAGCTCGATCGTCGGCACCATGGCCATGCCCAGCTTCTGCGCCGCCAGCACACGGCCATGGCCTGCGATGATGCCGCGCTTGCCGTCGATCAGCACGGGGTTGGTCCAGCCGTACTCGGTAATCAGCTTGCAGATCAGGTCGATCTGATCCGGCGGGTGCTCCATCGGGTTGTTGATGTACGGCACCAGGTCGTTGGTCGGGACGAGGCGGTATGGGGGTAGCTTCGCCGTGTCTGTTTTTGCCGCCTCTTTGGAGGCCGAAGAAATGGACATGGCCGCTTTCGCCCGGTTGGGTGGCAACAGGCTGTCCGCGCCGAACTGACGGACCTGCGCCGCTACGTCGTGCTTGGGGCGGTTCGGCGTGCCTTTGGAGCGGCCCCCAGTCTTGACCCGGCGCGTTGCGGTTGCGGCTGCGGACATCAGGTGCTCCGGTGCGGCCTCGCGCGCGTGCGCGCCTGCGACGGGCCAAGTATTCGCCGGAGCGCGGCCCCGACGCCCGATCAGCCGACGTGCGTTAGAACTGCACGCGACGTTCCGCGATGCGAACAGCAGCACTTTGCCGCGCGCCTTGCTTTGCAGTGTAGCGCGCGACCATTTCGCCAGACTTCCAGCGCCCAGCTTGCATAATCGAAGGTAGCTGCTCGCCGTATCTTAGCATGTCCTGCGCGGAACCGACGCGCGTCGAGTGTCCGCTGATGCGTGCCGTTTCGTCGGCGGACAGACCGGCACGGAGCGCCATGGCCTTGAAGATCACCGCCACGTCTTCCGGCCAAAGTGCGCCGCCGACGCGATTTCCACGCGGAACGGAGCGGAAAAGCGGCCCATCGGCGATATTCGCCGCATCGATCCACGCCTGGAGGTGCCGCATCGCATCGGCCGGAATCGGCACCGTCGCGCCTTCGCCTTCCTGGTCAGTCTTCGACCGCCGGATGACGATCGTGCCAAATCCGTCCGCCTCGGTTGTCAAATCGGCGAAGTCGAGCGCGACCAGTTCGGAGCGGCGCATCATGGTGCAATAGGCCGTCACCAACAGCGCGCGATTCCGCAAGTCCCGCAGTCGGTTTCCGCGCGCGCGAAGCAACTGGCGCACGAGCTCGTCATTCAGCGGCGCAGCCTGTTGCTGTGCACGTCCGCGCTCGCGGTGCATCCTCTTTAGGGCCAGCTTCACGGTGAGCGTGTCGGCGGGGTTCGCCTGGTCGGCCGCGCGGTGGAAGATGGCGATCGAGGAGACGTAGCGGCGAATAGATGCTGGCGCTCTGCTTTCGGCCATGGCGTCGATAAACGCCGCTACGGTCTCGGGCGACGCGGGCAGTGCTAGGTAGCCGGACTCGGCACACCATCGGCTGAAGATCACCACGTCGGAGCGCAAGGCGCGTTCGGTATTGTCGGCGAAGGCACCGCGGGCCGCCTCGGCATATCGCCGCAGGCTCGCCCCGATCGCCCCGTCATCGATGATCGCCGGCAGGTTCACGAGTAGAAACCCCTTGGAATTGCATAACGGTTATTATCATATGTTGGTGAGCGCCGTCAGCCGCCCCAATCAAGGCGTCTGCGGAAAAGGCGCGGTAAGCAAATTGAGGCATCAATGGAAGGCTGGCAGCCGATCGAATCTGCACCGCGGGATGGGACCGCGTTTCTCGCCTATGGCCGCCACACAGGCTCGCCGCCGGACGCCCAACACGGCGTCGTGGCCGGCGATCATTGGTGGGCGATCATCCTCTGGGACAAGTGGCGCCGCGCTCCGGATGACGAGCGCAAGGTGCGCTGGGTGTTCGCCAAGGATGGCAAGCCCACCTGGTCGGCGCCGACGCATTGGATGGAGCTGCCACCGCCGCCGCCGGAGTAACAGCGGACGGGTCGCCTGGAGGAGCCGATCCGAGGGCCGTCCAGGCGAGACCGCCGCCCTACCGGCGCACGGTAGGGCGCCAACACGCCGGCAGAACTGGGGATGGGCACGCCTGCAAACGCTCGATTACTCAGGTGTATGTTGCGACAACGTGTCCGAAACATTATGTCGTTGATCTAGCGCGGTTTTCTCGGAAACGATTGTCAAATTCTAAGGCGCGGTAAGAAAGGAGACCTGTTCGCATGATCCGCACGGTCCGGCAGAGAATGGAAGACCTAGATTGGCATCTCACCGTCTGCGATGACACGCTCGCCGTGGTGTGGCTCCAGATTCGCGGCGGCAGGGTCGTCGGCTACAGTTCATCCGATGCCGCGTTCCAAGACGACCTGGAGCGATGCACTACCGATGCAGAACGGGCCGGCGATTTGGTCAATGTCTAAGCTACCTTGCCCGGTCTGCGGTGACCCGACCGCTTTCCCGATCTGGATCGATGAGATGCCACCGCCAACCTGTCCGCACGATCCGGCGTGGCCGCGTCGAACCGTGGTCGGTATCTGCCAGTTCCAGATCAGGCGCGCGAAGCAAGCGGCCGAGTTGCGCAGGATTACGCCCGATGCCTTCGACGCGGCCGGGACAATGATCCCATCGGAGGCGGCCCGAGCATGGCGGAACTACATGGAGACGAAGCCCGCGCGGTCGTTGGGAAACTCCTGACGGCCCGATTATGTCCTCAGACGGCAAAGGCGCGGTAAGCAGATCAACGACGCTCCGCCGGCCGATTCGCTGCGCTGCGTCATATCGGAAATCGGCTGTGCCGGAGGCTTATCCGCGCCTTTTACAGAGTCCGAGGCGCCTGCAATCTCTCGTTTGAGCGCGTATCGTGCATCTGTATCGCCGGCCGCTACGCTGCCTCGGCCACAACCTCGCGGCCGAACATGCGCATCAGCAACTCGCCCCGTGCTCGGCCCGACAATCCGCTCAGGCTTTGCCAATGCTTCTTAGGCGCCGATGGGTCGGGGAACGCAGCGGATCCAGGATCGTCCACGATGCGCCGCGGTGAAGTCCGGCCGATCAGCTCCTCGATCACGCCGGCATCGAGCGGCGTCGGCCGGGCGGTCGTCTCGCCGATCAGCCCGGCAATGCCGCGCACGCGATAGATCCGGCGCCATTGATCGCTGGCAGCGTCGAAGAGCAGGAACAGGTAGGACGGGAACATTGGGCCGATATGGCCATGGCCGATCTCGCGCTGGAACCGCCGATCGAGGTGGAGCGGCAGGTAAACCGTGAAGCCGAGCTCGACCAGGTGGAGTTCGGCGCGGAACTCGCCGCCGGGGTGCGTCCAGGCCACGTACCAGCGGGAACCCGGACGCGAGCCGCACGACATGGGGGCGATAGCGGAGGCAGCCCCGTGATCGTGCGGCGGTCGGTATGGGCGCTCGCTCATTGCGGAGTCAAGGCAAACCGCCCGGCGAAGCATGGGGTCGGACGCGAGTCCGGTCGCGGTGTTCGGTTCACATCGCGGCCTCTGGTCGGCGACGGCGCGGCAGGGCCACGGTGTCGGGTGTCCAGGAGGCGGTGGCGCTGTGTAGCACGGCGGGGGCGGCGGACCTAGCGCGGTGTGGAGGCCCTCAGATCCCCGCCTCGTCCCGCTCGCGTTCCAGCGCCCGGACGTAGCGCAGCAGCTCGCGCATCCGGACGACATGCAGCGGCACCTCGGACTTCGCGCGGCTCCCCATCACCCGCGCCTCGAAGTCCGCCAGCCACTCCGGCGGAACGGCGACCACGCGGCGCTCGGGGTCAGGCATGGCGGCATTCCTCGCAGTCGCCGCCGCATTCAGGATAGGCACACACCGCACCTCGGCGCTTGTGATCGATCGCGCTCGCGACGACGAGGCATCGGGCGCAGTTGACCGGCTCGCGATCGTCCAATCCAATCCATAGATGGCCGGGCGGCCAGAACATCGGCTGGCGCGCATCGAAGCGGCACAGCACGCGACCATGGTTGAGGATGTGCACCACGGTCACTCCGGCATCCGGGCCGTCCCTGGGGCGTGTGGCGCACGCCGGATCAGGCATTGCCAACTACTCGACGCTGCATATCGACGATCTCCGCGGATACCGCGTCTGCAATCGAGGCCACTGCCCGCTTCCTTGCGGGCCGGTCAAGCGGGCCGCCGCAGATGGCGACAACGATCTCAGCCATCACCGCGACGGCGGCTGAGTAGACTTCGTGGCCGCGCGTAACATCGGTCCGATCAACCTCAAGGTAATTCCACACCGGCGCCTCCATCGCCACGATGAGTCGCGCTATCTGTTCGCGGTCATGGGCGCGGCGCTTCGAGGCGCCGGTCATGACGGCGCGCTCTGACTGTGGTTCTGTCTGCTGGTCCATTCGGGTGTCTCCAACACTCGGGTGAACAGGGGCCGGTGCGCTTTGACGCGGGCGCATCGGCTCCGCCATCTTACACACGCGACGCACGCTCGCAATTACCCAAAATGGCCAAACTGCCGCAGCGGCTCCTCTTCGCGAGCCGCTTAGCGGGTGAGGTCAGCGGCGTAGCCGCGAATGGGGAGGGGCGCAGCCCCTTCCCTTCGAGATAGCCAGTCGCAATGCGACGCAATTCAAGAGAAAAAATCTTAAAGGACTCATGATGTCGCCAGAATTTTCGGTCTAGGTTTTCCGGCAAAAACCCAGTCGCGGCTTGCACTTTTTCAAACTACGCGAACACCTTTACCAGGTTTTTCGGTATAGGTAGACGAAACGATTGGCTTGCGTCTCGACAGCTGCCGAATCACGGCTTGATCGTTCGGTTTTACCTGTGGATAAGTGCGAAATCGGCGCGGAAATACCGCCGAGTTTATTGGTCACTCGTTACGTGTTTTACCTATGCCGGAATCAAAGCGCCCGCTCAAAGGGCGGGTGACGGTAGGCACAACAGTGCGCTAATTCATGTGAAGCCCGGTTGCGGTCTCATAGGTGTGGTATTCATCCCACCTGTCGTCGGCCGGAAGTGCAGCCCTACCAAGCGGGCGCATTCGGCATGGAAGCTGGCGAGTCCTTCCGCTACACGCCGACCCATCCGCACGCCCTCGGTTTTCACGTAGGCCGGCACGACATAGTAGTTCGCCATGCGCCAGAACATTTTGCCGACGCGCCCCATCACATGCAGCACGCCTAGTATCTGACTCGGTTCAATGAACGCGAGAACCCGCGCGACCGTATCATCACAGACGCCGCACGCCTCACCGATTTGTTCCAGCGTTTCCCGCCGACCCACGCGGATCAGGAACGCGATATACCAGACCACCGCCACGATGGTCGCGTACTTCGGATGGCCTTTCTCCCGCGTGCGGGCCACTTTGCGGATGTCCTCCAACAGCCGCGCGTCCTCCAGCGGCAGCACTTCGCTGGGTATGTCCGCCGCCAGTATCATCGGCCGCTTCTTCGCCGGCCTGGGGGGAAGCGACGCCTTCAGCTCGTCCGCTCGCGCCTTGGCCGACGCCTCAGCCTGGAGCCGCGCAAGCTCGGCGTCCGTCGTCACCGCTCCGCCCCCGCCTCGGCCCGCGCCTCGGCCAACCGCGCCCGTCCCTCGCGGAACGCCGCCACCAGCACCGGCTCAGCCGCGCACAGCGGGCACAGCACCGTGCCCGTCGTGCCAGGCGGCGCGGCGATCGGCCGCTCGCACACGCCGCAGGCCAGCGCGGCGGTCATGGCCGGGCCTCCGGCCGGAACGTCGCTGCGATGTGGCGGGCCAGCGGGAGCGGTATCTTGGCGATCATGGCGCTGGCGGCTTTGCGGCGCGGTGGCGATGACGGGAACCGTCCGGGGCCGGTGCGATACCAGGCGTGACCCGTCTCCGGGTGCTTCGTACCGCCTTCATGCTCGGCCGGATTGGTCCAGTGCCCCTTCGTCCGGTGCGGGACGCCTTTGCGGCCACTTTCGGGCGGGGAAGGGTCTGGATTCCAATTATGGATCGGACATTCCATGCTGACCAACGCGACGCCGGAAACCGGTTCGGGACATTGGCAATCGCACACCAACGCTCGCTGCCGACCGGCAATGCGCGTGAAGTCCTGACCCTTGATGGTCCGGTCGCTCCAGTTCATGCCCTGGGATTTGAAGTGATCCTGGAGTTGATCGCCGCGGTATCCCGATTTGTCGTGATCACGCCAGTTCGTCTGCCCGCCCTTCAGTCGATTATGCGTAATCGGCATCAGTGCCGGCACATCGCCCCAAAGGTAGTACGACCCGAAGTTCCAGCGTGCCCGGCCGACCCACGGCTGCGCCCCTCGCACATTCTCGACGATCAGCGGCACCCGCCGCCCCGCCGCCTCACTTGCCTCACGCTGGATGCGGAAACACGCCTCGAACAGCGCATTGTCCGGCGGCGGCAGAGCCTTGGCACGCGACCATGGCATCGCCCGGTAGCTGTATGCCTGGCACGGCGGGCTGGCGACGATCAGCGCCGCGTCGCGGAACTGCGAGCCGTGCAGCGTCAGCACGTCCTGGATGACAAGCTGCGCCGGGTAGCGGTGCTCGCCGTATTGGTGGCGCTCGATGTCGAAGCCGATCACGTCGAAGCCCTCGGCGAGCAGGCCGTCCGCCCAGCCGCCGAGTCCTGCGAACAGGTCGATGGCGAGCGGCTTCATGGCCGAGCCTCCCTCGCCTGCTCCAGCGCCACGCCGGCGAACAGCGCGGGCGACCAGTGCCGCGGCGTCTGCCCGTCGTGCTGCACCAGATGCTTGCGCGACAGCTCCCGCAGCTCGGCCGCCGCGACCAGAGTCCGCTGCCATTCGGCCATGGGCAGGCTGAGGCGCTTGCCGATTTCCGCGGCGGTGATGCCCGGACGTTCAGTGACCAGGCGGAGCACCGGGACGTGCCAGCGGCGCAACGCGGGGATCTGACCGCCGGTGGTCATGCGTGCGCATCCTCGCGGCGAGTGGGCGCCCGCTGGTAGGCCCGTTCGCAGTGCTCGCCGCAGTACGGCCGCCCCGGCAGGCTCGGCGCGTCACACGAGACAAACCGCCCCGGCCTGCGCCAATCGTCCAGCGGCCACGCGCACCCCGTCACGCGGCCGTAGCGGGCCGCCGGGACAGTCTTCCGGACGTGCTGCACCGGCACCCGGTGCGGCGCTGCGGCGGCTGGCGGCGGTCGTGGCGCAGCCGGGGGGGTGACAACTCTCCCGGCTGTCACCCCCCCTGTCACCGCCTGTGCCGCTCCTTTCGTGGCTGCGGTTGTGGGGTGCCCCGACCCGGACGCGGGCGCTCTCGGGGCCACGGGCGAAAGGAGACGCACGGATGGCACGCCCCCCGCGCCGGGTTTCTGATGCAGCGGTTCGAAGCGCCAGCCGTGGTCGGTACTCGGCGCCGCGACCGGCGCCATGCTCGCCAGCGGCGGCAGCGTGGCGGCGGATGGCGGCAGGGGCGCGCGGGGCCCCTGATTGTGCGAGCGCGGAGCCGCCTGCGCGATCCGGGCCAGATACGCCGCGTTGGTCTCGCCGTGCGCCGGACGGCCGCGCCGGATCGGCGACGGGCGGCCGAGCAGGTCCAGCCGGTGCGCTCGGCCCACCACTGAATTCTTGGTCGTGCCCATCCGCCGGGCGATCTCCTCGGTCGAGTGCCCGTCATCCCAGAGTGACCGCAGCCGCTGGTCGGCAGCGTCATCCCACCGGGAACCGGGCTTCGTGGTTTTGCCGGTTCGCAGCGCGACGCCGTGCGCGCGCAGCCGACGAACCCGCTCGCGCACCTGATGCACCGGTAGGTCCATCGCCTCCGCGATCGCCTCTTGCGTCTCCCACGCCTGCCAGCGCCGGACGAGCTCGGCGTCGCCCGCCGGCCACGGCGAACCGGCACGCCGCTGGAGCGCAACCACGGGCCGCAGCGCCGCGCTCACCGCGCGCCCTCCGTCGCGGCCCGCAGGTCCGCCCGGTGCTCAGCCGGCGCGTCGGCGATCCATTGGCACACGGCGCAACGCACCCCGACCGGCGGCCGGAACGCCCGGACCTGCGCGCCGCAGTCCACGCAGCGGAATTCCCGCTGGGCCGGGAGATCGTCCAGCAGCCAGGTGCGG